CCGTCTGGGGTTAACAAATAAAACTTTCCGCGGGTGTCAAATAAGCCGCCAGAGACGCTGTACGCTCTTCCCATGCTAAGGAATTTAAACCATCTCAGCAATACTTTTTTAAGGTCATAGCGTTTAGGGTCAAAACTACTTCCATCGCTTTCAATTGAGACGCGTCTATGTTTTGCAAAAGAGAGGTCTAGCCACTCGGGGTCTTCTTCAATCCATGCCATTACCTCAGCGTCGGAGCCCTCTTTAATGATTTCAAGTTCATTTTGTTCATTGCTCCCTAACAAGGGAGGGGTGTAAAAGATTTCAGGCAGATAGCGGGTAGATTCTTTGTACGCTCTTTCCGTCTTTGCATACAGGGCGTCTTCAAGCATTTCATAGTCAGCCGTAATAACTAGCTCTGTCCTATCCGTGTCAGGGGAAGAATAAATAGTTTTCAACGTTAATACTCCTTATTCTGCGTGAATGTAATCCGAGGTGTTTAAGCCCGATACCGTTTAAACCGATTTTTAAGCGTTTTGAGAGGGTTTTATATCAAGGTAATACAACTTTGCCACCTTGGTGCCGAAATGCGCTCTAAAGCGTTTTTTGGCGGTTTAAACGGCATTCCCGCTAAAACTCCTTAGTACCATGGCTCCTCGGGTAGGTATTCAACAGGTTTAGACGCCTGAATGCGCTTTTTGTCTTCCTCGGTTATCCAGTTGACATTAAAGCCTTTCCAGTTTTGCGCTAAAACAAGTTCTATAGCGTCTTTAAGCGTGATACCGACCGATTCAGCATCTTTACGCATTTTGTTTAAAGCGGACTCTGTTACGGGGCTGTCTTTAGCCTCTCTGAGATAGATAAAGTCCGCCCACAACTGCGCATCAATATCATCAGGCTTTTTAGCCGTTGACTGAAAGCGGATTTTCTTTGTGGTCATATAGTCTTTTCCTTTTGTGTTTGTTTGAGCCGTTAAATTTTCAGCGGGTGAATTTTCTTCTTGAAAGTTTTCAAGGGAAGTATTTCCGCTGTCTGGGTGTTTGTTGTTTTGACTTTGCTCTTTGCTTACCTCCTTAGATTGGTTTTGTGATAGTTCAGTTTCATTTTGAGATGTATGCGCCTCCGTATTAATAATATTTATTAGTTTTTTATTATTGCTTTTATTACTTTTACTAAAAGGCATATTCTTATTAATATTATTTACTCTATATAGAGGGGTTGACTTCCCCCACTCCGTTTTCGGAGTAGCGGCTACTCCGTTTTCGGAGGAGCGGGAAAACCCTGCTACTCCGTTTTCGGAGGAGTAAAAACCCTTATTTGCTACTCCGCTTTCGGAGGAGTAAAAACCCTTATTTAGGGTTTCTGCTACTCCGTTTTCGGAGGAGTAAAAACCCTTATCAGCGTCTTCTGCTACTCCGTTTTCGGAGGAGTAAAAACCCTTATCAGCGTCTTCTGCTACTCCGTTTTCGGAGTAGCAAAGCTTAAATTCAGAGGGCTTATTTACCCCCTGTTTTATTATTTGGATAAATCCGCCCGCCTGTAAAAAATCTAAAACGTTTTTTACCGCCTCGTCTCTCGTAATTAACGTCCATTCTTTAAATTCTTTACGGGTGACATAAAAAGGAGCCCCGTGTATTTCTTTCATACACAAAATCAAAAGGACGGCTAAATTCCGCGTATTCTTTAAAGACTTACGCGGAATAGTGTTAAACCACTTTAACGCTTCTTTGCTCATTTCTTTATGTTCCCTTTAAGGCGCTGTTTTATCCAGAATTACAGTAGTATGCTAATCCTCTGTAAGCGAGGAAGGAGTTTCAGACTCATTCAAGCCCTCATACTCCTTGAATTGTTGCCAGACGCTTAACCACGCCCACTTAAGCCGCCCGACCTCTTCTACACGGGCGGGAAGCCCGCGGGTAGTCCACAAAGATACCGCGGGCTGAGTTACACGGAAAAATTTAGCCGTGCGGGTATAGCCGCCTAGCTCCGTGATGAAAGCGCGAGCCATCTGCTTACGCACTTCCGCATTAGCTATTTTCTTTACTGTCATAGATTAACTACCTCCTTTACGGTGAATTTACGCTAACCATTGTAATAACGCGTTTCTTGTTTGTAAATGCCGTGTAGTACTTTTACGGCAGGGGGTAAAATCCTCGTAATTGAAAAACTTAGTAAAATTACTTAGTTAAAAATATAGGAAAACGCTTTACTTTTCCGACAACCGTCTTATAATTAACGTTATATCTAAGGTGTTTTGCAGGGGCTTAATCCCAGAGCTCACCGCGGGGCGGTCAATCAACATAGGAGGTCATAATGACATTTACAAGTATCTTGATTCTCGCGGGCGCTATCCTCGCCCTCGGTTTTGCGGGCGGGGTCTTTCAGGAAATGCGGGATATGACAGTAGGAGAGGCGCTCAAATACACGTCTATCGCTTTTCTCTCTTTAGGCGTGTTCATTGCCGCTTTCTGGGTCTTTGCTTTTCTCTTTGATTAAGAAGAGGTAAAAGATGCGCCCTATTCCGCCTGAATACCTGAAAGATGATGATGAGCTTCTAGAAGAATTGATTTATAGGCTTATTGATGATTACAAGTATGTAGGCTCGGCAGTAGTAATAGTCTTCTTTGTCTTTGTCATTGCATACACCGTCTGGCGTATGAACATTTTCTAACTTAAAGGAGTAGCTTATGAGAGTTTATAACCACGAAAAGGAAGTAAACGGGTGGGTAGACGCCTCCGACCGTGAATGGCTTGAACAGCCAGACGCGGGCGACCCGTACTACTACCCAGATGCCCCTGATTCTTGCGTCTGGACTGTAGGCGCTGAAACGGAAACGGAAACGGAAGCCGCAAAAGAAAAAGAGGCGGATTCTGACTTCCGCCCCTTTTAAGGAGTCTTTCCCCCTTTACAGGGGGGAAATGCACAAAATGCTTTAAGGCTCAATTCAAAGCAAACATAGGATACCATGAAAATGAGTGAAAAAACTGAAAAATCCGTACAGGCGGAAAACATTTTTACCCGCCTAGTCAAAGCCCAAGCGGAATTTGTGAATATCCGCAAAGAAAACAAAGCTACGGCTTTTGGAAACGGGCGGGGTTATTCTTACGCGACTATCTCTGATGTTTTGGAGGTTGTACGCCCCATCCTGAACGCTAACGGCTTAAGCGTTTTGCAACGTACTGCCACCGAGTCCGACCGTGTAGGAGTTGAAACGGTTATTTTTTCCGCGGAAGGGGAACGGCTTGAATCTGGCTTCTTCTTTGTGCCCACCGCGGGGCTTACTCAGAAAGGCGCCCAAGCTTACGGAGGCGCTCTTTCTTACGCCCGTAGGTACTCCTTAACGTCTTTCTTAGGTATTGCTTATGGCGATGAAGACGATGACGGGGTAAAAGCGTCTGAGGGCTATTACGCAAAGAAGACAGCGCCCGCGGCTAACACCGCCCCCGCTCATACTCAAAATCAGGCGGCTACCCCCGCCCCGCAAACTAACTTTTCAGCTACGGAAGCCACCGCGGTAACCTACTTCGGAGCCCCGTATGACGACTACGTGAAATTCTTTCAGGAATTGAGCACCGCGGAAAAAGCGCATATTAAAGACTGCGGATTACATGAAAAGATTAAAGCAAGTTTAATCAAAAACTAAAGCCTAGAAGGAGGCAATGATGGCTAGTGTCAACAAAGTTATTCTCATCGGTAACCTCGGGCAAAACCCCGAGGGCAAAGACTTGAACGGTGTACAGTTAGCTACTTTTTCTGTAGCTACTACTTACAGAGGCAAAAACGGGGACGTTACAGAATGGACATCTGTAAAGTGTTTTGGACGCACCGCGGAAATTGCCGTTCAATATTTGCGGAAAGGCTCCCCTGTCTACGTTGAGGGGCGTCTGTCTACCTCCAAGTGGGAAAAAGACGGGGCTAAGTTTCAGCGCACGGAGGTAGTATGTGAGCGGCTTCAATTCTTAGGCTCTAAGCCTAGCGGGGACGCCCCCGCGGAAACAGCGCCCGCTCAGAATGCCGCCCCCGCCCAGACGGGTACAGGCGGAATTAACCCCCGTCCTACCCATCCTAACGAGCCCGTCTTCTTTGTAGGAGATAACGCGGATGATATTCCGTTTTAGGCTCTAACCCCGCCCCCGTAAAGGGGGCATATTAATGTGCTTTACACAAATAATTAATTATGATACAATCTCTGTTAGTTAACTAGCTAAAGGAGGCTGAGACTTATGAGAGTTTATGAAATTCCCGCCCGTGTACGGCAGTATCTGGACGCGGTGGACGAGGACGGGGTTGTGCCCCCCGAACTGGAGGGCGTGATTACCGCCTCCGAGGACGCGATTCTGTATCAGGCGGCTTACATTCAGGAAAAAGCCGCGGAAATTGAGGCTCTTAAGGCTGAAATTAAACGCCTTTCTGACAAAGCCGCCCGCAAAGAAAAGACGGTTGAAAGACTTAAGCGGGAAGCCGCCCAAGGATTAGCCGCTCTGGGTATCAAGAAGACAGGAAACGCTATTTTCACGGTTACCGCCCGCGTTAACGTGCGCACTATCATTGATGATGAAAACACCGTTCCCGCGGAATTTAAACAGACTGTAGTTAAAGAAGAGGTAAAGATAGACAAAACCGCAATTAAAGCCGCTATCAAGGGCGGGGCTGTAGTAGAAGGCGCCCACCTAGAGGAAAATCAGAGTGTAGTAATCAAGTAGTAGCTACTACACGTTTCAAACTCAAAACTTAAAGGATGTACGTATGAGAAAACTAAGCATTAAACAGCTTGAAAAGAAAATTCCCGCTGTACTGGACGAGGTTTACAAAGCGCAGGAAGCACTTGAACGCGCTTCCGACCTTATGGATGAAATCACGGAAAGATGTGAGCTTGATTCCGTCTCTCAGCTTCAATGTGATTTATCAGACGCGCTTAATAACGTGTGTGAAATTACTGATTATTTCAGTATTGACGACGTTATCACGGAATACGATGAATCTCAGGATTAATCAGTAATCCACCCCGCGGGCGGAGGCTCATTCCCCGCCCCTCAATCTCAATAGGCTCAATATGAAAAATCAAAAAACAATGGCGGAAAGTCTCAAAGAAGAATTTGAATCTCTTCCCGTTGACGTAAAACGCGGTCGGGTTATTTTCCCCCGCGGCATCTATTTCTTAGCTAGCTATGCCACCGAGGTCTGGGATAGTGAAAGAGAGGGAAAGATTAGCTACATAGCTACAGAGCACCGCCCCCTCCCTTACGGTTTTCAGGAAACCACCGCGGAAACCTACTTAATGTGGGATGAAACGGCATTAAGAGTTGAATACCCCCAAGGAGGGCGGTATCCGTTTACTTGCAAGATTGTTAACTTTGAGGAATATAACGTATGAAAAAGAAAGCCGCCACAAACAAAGCCGCGGAAATGCCCGCGGAAACCTGTTTAGCTGAAACGTGTTTGAACAGCCTCAACGGGGTAAAGCGCGTAATCCACAACTGGGGCAGTACCCCCGCTTCCGCGGTGTTCGGCTATATCTACTCAGATATTTTCACGGGCGAGAAGGTATGCGCTGTCGTGAATGATATTCAGGAAACAGAGGCGGGCGTCTACAAGTGTGTAGCCGCTGAATACCGCTTTAAAGACGGTTCAAGAATCAACTTTGAATTTTCTACAGAGCCCCGTAATTACGGCTTTACCGCCACCGTGACAAAAGGAGATAGGAGTGAGTAAAAGCCTAGCCAGAGCCGCGGCTGACGTTTTAGACAGCATCCCCGCCTCCTACCTCCTAAACTGGGGCTTAAGTGTTTCAGGCGCTGTACACCGTTTTCTCTTACACGGTGAGAGGGGCGGGGAAAAAGGTATTACAGGCTATGAACGTGAGACTTTGTGCTTTGGGGGCGGGGTATGCCGCGATACCGCCTCTACTTTTTCTTTTACAGACGGAAGCGCCCTCAAAGTTTTCTTTCCGCCCAAGGCGGGGGATTTTCAGGTTACGTACAGAGTAGTAGAAAAAAGGGCTACGGAATGAAAAAGAAAACATTAGCCGAGGAGTTCAAAGACTTCTTAAAAGGGGTAGACGATGAACGGATTACGCGGTATTACCCCGAGCGCCCTAACATTCTAGTTACTGACTGGGAGGGTATATCTAATGACTTTGATACAGATGATTTTATTACGGGGGTACGCGATGAATACCTCCCGCTTGATAACGGGTGGGAAATTCTTTCTAGTGTTTCTTTCTTAATGAAAGACGGTTCTAGGCTCAAACTTGAATACTTTAACCCCGCTAACCCTGATACAGGAAATAGAAAACGGTTTTACAAAGTAATTACCGCGGGCGCTTACCTCTACGGGTACACCTTGGAAGACTTTTAACACTAACAGAGCCGCCCCGCGGCTCAAATACCTAAAGGAGTTCATATATGAACGTTTTAAGCTTAATCAAGAAGTACGGCATTCTCTCCGAAGAAGAAATTAATAAACGTCTGGCTTTAGTACGCCCCAAGCCCGCCCCGCGTTCTCCTTCTATTACCATTGTTCCCCGTGTGGGTCTTTCTTTGCAAAGTTTCATGTTCAAAGACGGCTCATTAAGGTGTTATTTCAGATGGCGCACCCCCGCTTTTAATCTCAATCTCGGTAACTACATTTCCCCCGCACTTGTTTCCGCAACGGGCGCTAAAGCCCGCTACGTCCCCCCTGAATATACTTACGTTGAAATTGCCTACTTTTCATGCCTGATTACCGCCATTGACGCCTTGGGCTACGGCATCCCTCTTGCAACATATCTAAACGAAAGGGGCAGAGACGGAGGCTTAAGGCAGAATCTTGAACGCTTTATTAAGTTCAATTCCTTAGAAGAGGCTATAGAGGTAGCTAACCCCGCAGAGCTTCAAAAGGCGGAAGCGGATTATTTCTATCATGATAACCCCGCGGAAATTCTGAAAGCCGCTCACCATGAAACGGAAGCCGCCACCGTTAAGGCTAACGCCCCCGCAGAGGTTAATCCGCGGGGGTTACTTAAAGGAGGTCGTATCTGAATGAAAGCCATTCACAATAGACAGTAAGTATTTTAAAGCCTTAAGCCGTTTTGCGGCAATACCTAAGAAGAAAAGACATGGAAGAAAAGAAATGTACTCATTGCGGAAAGTTACGCCCTCTTTCAATGTTCATAGGGAGACAGGGGCAGGTAAGAAAACAATGTTCTATATGTGTAGCACGGAAAATAGCCAGTAATAAGCGGATAGCCGACCCAGACTACAGAAAGGAGCTAGAGGCAAAGCGGGAAGAATCCGCCCGCAGAAAGGCAGAGGCAGAAAGGAAACGCGCCCTCATAGCGAGCGGGGAATATTTTAAATGCATGGTATGCGATAAGGTTTTACCGCTCTCGGCATACGGAATTTATAACGGCAAAAGGCGGCATACCTGTATTGAATGCCGTGAAAAAATAGCTAACAGAGTACCCGCCTTTAAGCCCCGCCCCGTCCGCCTGAAAGACGGGCATACAGTCAGATTAATGCCTGATAAAGAATGCAACTATCCCACTTGCAACGGGGCGACCGTCTACCTAGTGCACGGCATAGGAGAAAAGCCTTTAACCCGCCCGTCTTACGAGGGACTCTTTGTATCAGTTTTGAATAAATATGAAAAGAAAGAAAGCTACTAGAAAAATCCGTAATCCTTTTGGACTCCCCGCGGGCTATGCCGTGCCCAGTTCAAGCATTCAGGAATTACAGGAAATAAACACGCAAATTAGGCTTGAATCTTTCTTAACCTATAAAACAGGGGCGGCTACCTCTAATCATATGTTGAAACTTTCAGGGCTACTGGACGCCTCTATATTGCCGCTGTTAGCCCGTAGGCGTTTTCAGACAGAGACGGGGGCGGAAGCGCTTAACCTCCTAGACTCAGCTCAACATACTGTATTAAACGTAATTGAACGCGCCCGCGGGGAAGGAAAGTACGTTTTCAAAGAGACAGAGCTAGAGACGGTATTAGACGCTTTAGACGTATGCGGGGAGGTGTTTCAGCTTACCCTAGGTAACTTTGAACTGTCTGAATGGTATGCGGAAATGGGCGCAATATCCGCGGGGGCTAAAAAGCACAAACTAGCCCCGTACTTTATAACAGCTACAGAGCATACAGGGGCGGGGCAGATTAAAAGGTTTTATCAGGCGGGCGCGCGGCAAATTCCGTATTACATAGGCGGGATTAAATTCCCAGAGGTTGACTCAGACAAGGCATAAAGGAGTAGAAAATGAAAGGTAAAGAAAAACTGAATATTTACACCGTGATTAAGCCGTTAGAGACTTTCCAAGAAGAGATGAAAGCCCGCGGGATTGAGGCGGAGCCGTATCTGAAAAGATTCTTTAGCGAATTGAAATCTTTCAGGGTTGAGACGGATTCAGACGCAGTAGAGCTTATAGAGGTGAGACAGCGGGTACACGACAGCGAGCTTATAAACTACTGTCTGGACAGAGGTATTACGCGCCCCACTAATGAAACGCCTGATTACCGCAAAGCTTTAAGAAAAGTATGCAGAGACGGCAGTTTAAGGCGCGTAAAGCGGCAAAACTGGGAATAACCGTTTTAGACTTTGTTAACAAAATATGTAACAGCGCGTAAATAACGGTGTTACATACTGTCAAAGACTCCTACGGGCGGGCGGCATCAAAAAGCCGCCTTTATTTATGCCCGTCTTTTGACTGTCGGGGAAACCCCCGACTAAATTCCCGCCTTAACTCCTTTACTTTTCTAGTTATTTATGTATAATACTAATCATACAAAGTTACTTACTTAAAGGAGTTCAAAATGAGAAATAACCACCTCGGCTACATCAATCAGCGGTTCGGCTCTGACGTTGAATCTTTTGAAGTTTTCACGGAAAACGGTAAGACTCTCGCAGTTGAAGTTAAGAAAATCCCCGCTGTTATGCCCTCTTTCACCGCGGGCGGTTTTGCAGGTCATTGTGATAATCAGGATGCCGTCTGGAGCGGCTCCGAAACGCAGGAAGTAGGCGCCCCCTTCGAAGTAAAGCGCTTTTCTAACGGGCTCTGGGGTTACACCGCGGAAGACTGGAATTTAACGGGTATCTTTGATGAAAACACAATGAAAACAAAGTTCCCCGCATGGGAAGCCGCTGTTAAGGCTGACGGGTACGAAGTCTTTGTACGGAAACAGGAAGGCGCCACCTCTTACGAAGCCCTCACGGTTAAGCTGACTAAGACGGGTAAACGGAAAACAATCCGCGTAACCCTCGGCAAACTCTCCGACCATTGCGCTTATTACTACGACTACAACTTCTAGGAGGGGCAGACAGGGGGCGGAAAGCCCCCGCCCCTCCCTCTCTCTTTCAACCTCTTAAAGGAGTAAACATGGATAGACAGCAACAAGAGCACTATGAACAGCTCAAAACCGACGCCCTCGGGATTAAACCCGAGGCTTTCCGCACTATCAAGGAAATACGCGCCCTCCTTGATACCCTTGAACAGCTCACCGAGGAATGCGGAAACCGTGAGCAGACGCGTAAGCTTATCCGCTTAACCATGAAGGGTAATAAAAAGAGTGAAACGCTTTACGACCTTACATGGTGGCTTTACCGCACTTACGGGGTGTTAGAAACCCGCTTAACGGTGGCGGAAAACTACAGACGGGCGGCAGAGGCGGAAAACCGCGGAAAGGAAAAGGCGTAAGTCTTTGACTCCTAGGCAAAAGCGGTAACAAAAATAACTAAGTTACCGCTTTACCTATCCTAGTTTTTTAAATATAATAGTACACATAGAAAAGCGGCTTACGCGGCTTAAAGGAGCACAAAATGAAAGAATCTCAGACGGAAAAACTTAAGCGGAATGCGGGCGCCCACATAGACGGGGCGCTTGAACGGATTGAACTCCTAGAGGCTCAACTGTATGCCGTGAAACTAATGGTACAGAGCGCAAAAGAAAACAAAGAGGGCTTGAATAAGGCTATTGAAAGCCTCTACTCGGCCTTATCGTGCACCGCAGACGCCTATAACCCGTATTCCGCCCTATCCGCATTCCGCGATCATTTACGCGATTCTATAGAGGCGCTTGAAAAGCTTGAAAAGCTTGAATGCGTCTAAGTCAACCCGCGGGGATTCTTACCGCCCCGCGTAAACTTTTAAAGGAAATGCTTATATGACTACTATCATCAGAAAACACGGGGAGCCTAGGAAAATGGGGCGCCCACGCAAAACTCCCGCGGGAAGCGCGACGCTTACTATCAGCCTCCCCCGTGAGCTTATTCCTGAATTGAAACGCTTGGGGTTTTCAAAATGGATAGCGGACAAAATCCGCGAGGAACTGATTAAGGCTGAGAAAAGGGCTCAAAAAGCCGCTAAGAAAGCCGAGCAGGGCGAATAGGGCAAAGATAAAGGAGGTAACATGAAAGACAGTTCTAGCCCCTCTATGTGTTTCTATGCGGATTCTATTAATCATCCCGCCCACTATGAAAAAGCCGCGGTTACGCTTCAGCCGCTCCACTTTTGTGAGCGCCTGAAATTCAATCTTGGAAACGCCCTTAAGTACGCATTCAGATACTCCTATAAGGGGCGCCCCGCGGAAGACTTAAGTAAATGCATTTTCTACATCAATGAAAGCCAGACAGACAGGGAGCCGCGGTATTCTAAGCGGGAAATGCTTTACTTTAACATATTGCTTCCGTTTCTTTGTCTAGCCCCTTCCCGCCCAGTAGCTAACGCGGCTAAAGACGCGGCTAAACTGGACAGCAATATGCCAGAGGTACAGTTTAAATGCTTTTTCATTGCCCTCAGAAAGGAGGCGCAAAAGGCTTTAGATGAAATGCATTATTTTGTCTTAAAGCGTGATGATTCAAAAGAAGAAAAGGCAGACAGTACAGGCAGTACGCCCGCGGATACAGACGCAAATACAGGCGCTGAGACAGGCGGAAAGAAAGAGGGTAATACAAGTGTTACGCCCGAACAGTTTAAGGCGTTTATGAACATCTCAGACGCGTTTTTAGGTACGGTCAAAGATACCGCAAACAAAAAGGAATAAGGATACTCAACATGGAAATTAAAATTAAAAAACTCTCACCGTATGCCGTAACTCCGACCGCGGGAACATCTGGGGCGGCAGGTCTGGACTTATACGCCACCGCAGACGTAACCCTCATTCACGGAATGCCGCAAAAAGTGCCTACAGGTTTAGCGCTTGAAATTCCCGCGGGATATTGCGGCAAAGTCTATAGCCGCTCCTCGTCTTTTCTTAGGGGCTTGATTCTTACCCCGCTTATTGTTGACTCAGATTACAGGGGGGAGGTTTTTGTTATGGTCTGTTTCAATCGCCCTAACTACACGCCTACCCATTTACCGTGTATGTATGAACTGAAACGCGGGGACAGAATCGCGCAAATTTGCTTTGAGCCCGTTACCCCCGTAACTTTCACGGAAACGGATACTCTTTCTGAAACAGCCAGAGGTACAGGCGGTTACGGGTCTACGGGGAGGTAAATTATGCCGCTCATTGAACTTAATCAAGAAGAAACAGAGGAATTTCTGATTGAATCTGTTAACTACTTTGCAAAGTTTGGACAGTCTGGAATAGGGAACGCAGTCCCTTATGCATGGCTCTATCTGGTAGACATTGAGTACTATAAGTTTACTACCCGTACTCTCTGCACTATTGAGGCTTTAATCTTGAACGCGGCAGACGAGGACTATCACTTTTTGCAAAGAGAGGAATTTCAGGCGTTAGGTGAAAAAATTTCCCTTGAAATAGACAAAAGAGAAAACCTCTTACATGAAAAGGAGGGGTAACCTATATGCGGGATATAACAGTTAAACAGGAAAACTTAGAGAATTTTGTTATTCAGGCTTTGCGGTATTTTTCTACGTACAGGCTCTGTAATGATAATGAGGCTTTTCCTCTTTCTTGGGTTGAGTTTGTTGAGCGGGATTTTCCCTCTTTGTCTACCCGTGCGCTTTGTGAGATTGAGCACATTATCCTCGGGGCGGGGGATAACGCTCCTTTAGTCAAAACGGAATGCTTTCAGAATTTAGCCCTTGATATAGGGGCGGAAATAGAGGCTAGGGAGGATGTACGGTGCAAAGAATAGATAAAGACAAAGACGGGCGGGAAAAGCTTCCCCACCGCGTTTTAATGGTCTTACTGGAGACTTTCGGAGCGTCTGTAAATCAATCAGATATTACGCTGACTACCCCCTTAATCTGTAATGTAGTCGCTGAATATATTTCCGATTTTGACTCTCAGGATTTATTAGAGCTCCTTATAGGTACAGATTACGCGCTCCTAGAAAAAGAGGGGAGTGAGAAAGATTCTAAAGAAGTCTCTAAAGAAGAAAAAATCCGCATTAAATATCTTACGGAATTGCGGGCGGTGGTAGTCTCTGAAATAGAGGTACGCACGGAAAGAGAAAAAAATTTCATGCTTAAGCTGAAAATGCTCGACTTCTTAGATAAGCGGGGGCGCGTTATCCCCTCTACAGTTTTTTAAAGCAAAAAAAAAGATACCCGCGGAAGCCTCTGCCTAGCTATGCCCGCGGGTATTTAAAACCGTAAAAAAATCATGAAAAAATTAGTTATTCTTGTTTGGTGTTTCCTTCTTGTTTTCCGTTGCTATTTCCGTCTTTTCCGCCTCCGCCTTCCCCTGATAAAGCGGCTCTGCAAAATTGAATAATTGCCGCTCCTTCTTCTCTAAGTTTGCGCTCTTCTGTAACCAGTCCGAGACATTGAAGTGAGAGTCTAGATTCAGCGGTCTTTGCTCTGCCTTTCCATTGTGTAAGCTGTAACTGCATCCTGTCAGTAACATCAGCGCTATTCCGTAAGTCAGCGCGTAATTTAGCCGCGGTGTTTTCAAGCCGCTCCCTCTCTTCCGCATACTGTTTTTGTCTTTCAAGTGTAGCCTCCGCCTCTAGCCTTAAATACTCATTGTATTTAACCTCCCACTTTAAAGAAGAAACGCGCCACCCTGACAGAAAAGCCGCGGCTAATATTGCCGCGGTCAAAAGCGCCTTTACGGTGTTTGTCATAACACGCGCTCCTAGGAAAGAAATGCCCGCCTTTCAGCCGCCCGCCTTTCTATCAAGCCTTTAAGCTGTTCCTTTCCTGAATAAGTGTATTTCAAGAATAAATCAGCCGCCCCCGCATAATTGCCTTTATTGAGCTCCTTAAAGAGGGTGTACCCGCGGCATTTAGCTAAACCAAAATTGTAAATAAAACTCATAAGGGCTATAAATTGCCCTTGGGTTACCCGTACTTTAACTAAAGTGCTTAAATCATCCTGAAACGCGTATAAGTCTTCTTTCAATAACTCTTCCGCCTTTTCTCTACTGATTCTGTCCCCCATTCTTACGCCTTTTGTATGCCCGTAACCTATAGTGGGGATACCCGCGGGGCAACGGTAAGCCTCTAACCTTAAGCCCTCATACTCTGAGATTAAAGCAAAAGCCGTCTGAGCATCGTACTCTAATACATCCTTTTTCATGCCTTTTACTCTCCTAGTCTGTCTATATTTTTGTCCACCTTAGAGTTCAAAACGGCTAAAAGCTTCCGTATGCTTTCGGGGACTACGTGCCCTAAGCCGCCTTTCTCTAGGTTTTCAATGATTGAGCCAAATTCAGATAAGACATATGCGCAAATAACAATGCTTTCTATTATTTGAATGTCAATCAAAGAAGAAAAAACTACGTCAACCCCGTGCGCAAAAGCCACCATGACAAAGATAATTACTTTCCGTGCTATGCCGTCAGCGCAGACGCGGCTCCGCCATTCCCCCCGCCTACAGGCGCTCCAGACGCCTGAAATAAAATCAGCCGTAACAAAAAGAATAAGCCAAATTAAAATAAAACCTACCCCGCCCCCGAAGAGAAAGGAGTAGACGCCTCCTATACACCCCCCGACCGTTAACAGGGCTCTGTCTGGCTGAGGGAACAAGTTGTAAAGCGCATTTATCATTAATTACCACCTGAGATAAAAATCAAAAAACACCTAAAAAAACAAAGCCCCGCACTAGGCGGGGCGGATAGAAGTCAAATAAATAAACCCGCGTTTCCGTAAGTTTGTTTATTTAGCCTCTTCAATGTGCTTAATGTTTTTAAGCGCTTCCGTACAGTCTTTGAGATTGTCACATTCCTGACTTGTAAGAGTTTCATCACTCTCAATAATCTTACGTATTTTTTCCCAAAGCCGTGCCTTAAGGCGGCAATGAACATATTTCATCTCTGTTTCGTCATACATCCCTATTTACTCCTTTCCGTACTTTTGAGCTATGGAAAGAAGAGATGTAATATCCTCATTGTCAAAAGAGTAAAAACCTCCCCACAAGTCTAATTTGCCCCCCGCTAGTTTCATAGCGTTTTCCGCCCTCTCTTTCACGTCTGAGAGGTTAATCCGCCCCTCTTCCGTGATGATTGAGAAAGAGCGCAAAATAGGCTCATACTGTTTAAGCATATTGCCGACGCCTACTCCGACGCCCTGCCCGCCTATCATAAAGCCGATAGTGGCTAAAAGCCCTTTTGTACTGGCTTTAGGAACAATTACGGTATTCACGTATTCCGTGACTACTGCGGGTACATCTTGCACAAGGATATACATCTCTTCTTACCCTCCCTGCCTCTTATTCAGCTTCGCAACGGGCTCTAACCGTGCCGCCCGTAACATTGATATTTCCGCTGATAGAGGTAGTATCAGGCGCTTCCCCTGTAGGCGCTGTCCAAGTGTTATACCGCGGCATAACTTCAGGGCAGATAGAAGAGCGGGGCATAACAAGTTTGCCCGCTACAAAAGTAGCATTCACATACTGCATGATGGAGTTATCCCCTGCCGCCCGTCTTTCCGCTTCAAGCGTGATAGCGTCCCCGCATTCCCTCTTAGCGCAATTAATAGCGGCATAGACGGCTCCGAAACGCTCATTAGTGGAATTTGCTAGGCAATTAACCGCGTCCTCGGTCTTTTGCTGAATTACGCGCTGATTACAGGCTTCCGCGTCTAAGGCGGCTACCTGCGTAGAAAGACGCGCTATATCTTTCTGAGCACATTGAAATTCCATTTCATTTTTGACAATACGCTCACGGGTATTAATCAATTCCGTATAGGACTTTTCAAGATTAGCGTTAATCTTTTCATCATTGCGGTTACTCAGATTAATAGCATTCTGATAGACGGAAATACCTACAGAGTCTGCATAGCGCTCTGCCTTAAGCTGTCCGATTTCCGCGTCTTTAGCGGAAATAGCGTTTTGATAAAGTGCGGATTCTGCGCAATTCCACCCACCTCCAAAACCGCCCGCGGGCATTCCACCGCGGTTACTGCCCAGTACGCCCCCGAGGATGCTGTTAGCCCCGCCCGCTAAAACGCCTAAAGCGGTGCCCGCAATACCCAAGCCGAGCCCCGTGCCCGCGACGCCTTTTGATGCAAATTCACCCATAAATTTCTCCTAAGAAAACTTAGACAAATATCCAATATGAACATTAAGACTTTTCCCTTAATATTCTCTCTTAGGAGTTAATGCTGAGTGTGGGGCGGAAACTCCGATAGACGGGCGGGGGCATACGTAAGTGCTCCCGCCCCTCTTAATCCCTATTTTACGTGAGATTGTTTTTCCTGCCTAGGTCTGTATTGATATAGGCTGAGATGCGCGTTTATGCCATTCCCTTTTTTCTATTGTTTTGAGCCATTGTCATAAAAAAAATATATAGACGGATAAACATTGCAAATATAAACTAAAACGGTATCGCCTTTTTGTACAGGGATAGTTACGTACCCGTAACAATCTTTATACAAAGAATAAGGATCGTTAGGGATACTGGAAGAGCCTCCAAATTGAGTCCCTGAAATTGCTACGTCAAAAAAACCCTCACCCGAAACATCGTCTGCTAGCTCAAAAGCAAAAGATTGAACGCAAATAAAACCGTTAGCGGGCGCTTTATAAGAGCCGCAAAGATAATAAGAATCCGTTTTAAGGGTAAGCCCTTTTAGTTCTACTACCGAGGATGTTACAGGCTTCCCTGCCGCGCTTCCTATGTGATTAAGTGCGGCATTAAGTAGTGATTTAATGCTCATTTATTTTTGCCACCCTGTATCATAATAAAAATTAAAAGAAAGTGAAAGTGTGCGTATACTACATACATACAGATTTACAGTATCACCCCTTCTGACAGGGATAAGCGCCCGCCCCCTACAAGAAGAATAAATATCAGAATCGTTAGAAACGCTTACCGACGCCCCAAAGTTGCCGACTGTTATATCAAGGTAGCCATTATTGGGGACATCGCTGTAGCTCCTACTATAAGCCCTTCCTTGAACTGAAATGAAACCATTAGCGGGCGCTTGATAAGTGATATGGCTATAATAAGAGCCTGTTTCGTGAATATCCCCCGTTGTGGCTATGTAAACAGCCGTATTTGGCTTACCCGCTTTACTAGCCACCACCCGAGCCGCGGTATTAAAGCGTGTTTTAAAGCCCATTTATAACCCCGTTTCTTATTTCTCTTAATTCCGACTTTTTACTCAGCTCATAATTTAAAGCACTAGGAAACGCGGGAAACTCACAAAACGGAAAGCCCTCAGTCAGCGGAAAGTCTCTTAATTGAGCCCTGTACTGAATCAATTCCGCCCGCTCTGTTTCCGTCAAAGCCGTGCGTTTTTCACCCTCACCCCGCTGAACGGTCTTATCGCTCAACTGTACGTAAGCGTCTGTATCCCTAATACGGGCATTTCTTTCCGCCTTAACCTCAATAGCGTATTGGTCTTTAGCAAAGTCATCGCTATTCTCGGGTAAGTCTTTCAGCTCATAATAACCCCCGTCCCTTGATTGAAACAGTTCCCGCGTGTTCAATTCCGCGGTAATCCATGTTTCACCGTCAAAACTGAACGGAAATTCTTCATCGCTGAAAGCCTCTACTTTCCCCTCCGAGTTAAATACTACGTATTTACCCACCGTCTTTGTTTGAGCCTCGGCTAAATACTCCGCCTTAACCTGTTCAAGCGTTTTCATATGTTCCCTTTAAATCTAGGATTAATCTGTAGGCAATGTGCCACCGTTTTCCGTAATCAATTCCCCTAATGCCGTCTCTACCTCGTCTTTGTAATCCTGTAGGGCTTGGGATTGAGCCGCTATAAGCGCGTCTACCTCTTCTTTAGTGTAGTAATCGCCCCCCGCGGAAGAGTCTCCCCCGTCTTCCCCGCTTTCATCTGAATCAGAAATACCCAGATTTTCTTTTACCTGTTTTTTCTGTTCATCCGTCAGCGTCTGGGCGGAAAGAGAAACAAAAGCCCCGTTAAGGCGTTCAAGGAAGCGCTTTAAGCCTGAAATATCTAAGAAACTAGCCATTACTATTCCTCATTAAAAAGAGCGTCTATATCCGCGTCTTTAATAGCCTCTACTGCCTCTGAAACGTCAGCCTTTAAAGCATAAGGGGTTAAGTCAATGTTTACGCCTTTACCCGTGACTGTCAGCGCCTCCCCGTTTACGGAAACACTTTCAAGGGCGTTAACCTCAGCGCCCGCGGCTATGCCCTGTAACTTTGTAAAGTCAGCGGCAGTAATTAATCCGTCTGTAGACGCGGTGGCGGGCTTATAGGTGGTATCTGAATCAGGGAGCCCGAGGGCGGTAATATCCGCTTTAGTCACGGCTTCCCCTGCGGTTACGTACCCGCTACTGTTAACCGTGATTTTATAAAGCCCAGACGTTAAGGCGGTTACCGCGGGCGGGGTGTAAACTTTCACCTTAACCCCGTCAACAAGAATATAACCCTCTTCCGTTGAGGCGGTTACTTTATTTGCCCCGTCTGAAACGCCATGAATCTTTATATAGTCAGCCGCGGCTAAAAGCCCGTCTGTATTTCCGTCAGCTAAACTATATTTACTCTCTGGAATATCAACGGTCGCTAATACCACCGCCCCGTCTACGGATTTAAGACTTACTGTACGCCCGTCAATTTCAAGCGCCCCGCCTACAACCGCCTTTAAAAGAGAGTCATAAAGATTCAGCCCCGCGACATTCAAAAATTTTTCTGTAGACATTTAAGCTATTCCTTTTCAAAGAGGGCTTTAATCTCGGCTTCCGTTATTTCCTGAATAAATGCGCTTCCGTCCTCGCCTTTATCTCCTTTATCCCCCTTTTCCCCTTTTTCACCTCTAAGCCCCTGTACGCCCTGAATGCCCTGCACGTACACCTCTACTACATCAGCCTTCTTAACCCTGTACGGCTGTTCGCTAAAATCGCAATTACTATCTGGCATAAGTTACCCCTCTCTCTAAAGCTACTTTCCCTGAAAGTATTAATTCCCGCGTCTCATAAATTTCACCCTCTCCCCGAATAAGGATTAAATCATAAGCCGCTTTATTGAACTCATACCCCTCAGTCACGGAATGCGGAAAGGCAATACAAATAACGTCTGCTACCTCGTCAGCCTCTGTAAACTCTGTAAAAATTCCGTCTTTGAAAGTGCCTAGCTTAATCCGCCCGTTTTGGGTACTCAAAGAGTCAACTATTTCACCGCTGTAATCCACCATCGTCATAATTACGCCCGCACGGGCAAAATTAACCGCGGTTTTAGCCTCTGTTTCAGTATCACTTACAGGGTAGCCGCAACAAGTGCCCCCGTCTGTTTCCTGAAAAAAAGAAAGGGGCAGATACGCGTCTACCCCTTTATAAATTGAAAAATTGTACTTAGCTTTAGACATTTAAGCCCCTGCTCTGTTAGCCTCAATCTCAGCCAGTTCCGCCTTAACCTCGGCTTTGCGGGCTTTCCATGTTACGCGGTCTGCTAAAACGCCTGAATAATCCGCCTCTTTCAGCGTCCCCGCGTCTACCCCCTCTTCTACATAGTCTGTAGCCTCTAAAGATGATTCTAGGTCGTGCAACTCATTATTAAGATCGCTTAATCTGAATGAACTTTCATTAATGAGCGGCATTAATTCATCCGTGTACGTCTTAAGCGCTTCCGCGGTTAAGTCAACCCGTGCCCCGTCTTTATCAAGATAAAAGGAGTCTATTTTTTTACCCCACGAGAGCATATTCAGGGTGTTTACAAAACTAGGAAGCTTAGAAACATAGCCCTTCTTTCCGTCTTTAAAGATTGAGCCGTCAGAAAAAAATAAATACGCGTTTTCCATGCCTCTTAACCCATGTAAAGTACATAACAAGAAAAGGTACAGGATTCTTGAGAATAGGTTACCGTCTGCCCTTTAGTTAGGAAAATCATAGGATAGGCGATATGCCCGTCATTATGATGGCTGTACTGATGATAAATGCGGGTACCACCTACATAAATATTAGGATCTGAATTATTAGTACCCCCTGTATTGTAGGCAATGATAAAACAATTCTGAGTGGCTGTATAGGAATAGGATGTGGTACTTCCCTGAGCGTTAACTAAGCACGTCCAAGAGGTAGAGGGCTTAATACATCCGTATGTGCTACTTGTGGCGGCTGTAGGGGTGTAAGTAGTATCCTGAGTAGTAAGTTTAGTAGTAGTATCATTGCCCCACTGTACAGTAATGTACCTCCCTGAAATAGTGATGTTCTTAATGTACGTAGAAGTAATAGTATTGCCGTTCCCGTCTTGGGTAGCTTTAGTGGCGGAAGTAGCTGTAGTAGCTGTAGTCGCGCTGTCCGCTGTAGTAGCTTTAGTGGCTGTAGTGGCTGTAGTCGCGCTATCGGCTGTATAGGCGGTGGTGGCTTTTCCAAAAAAGTTTGTGGCGCTTACGCTTCCGTTTACCCTAACATCGCCCGTAACCGTGCCCCCTGAAAGGGGCAGAAAATCAAGGGGGATATTTATGTTCCCGCTTTCATCAGGTGCGCTTCCGTTTACCGTTTTGCAATACTTTGCAAAGAGTTTAGTCAACGCGGCTAAAAATTCCTCTGAATCTGCTTTAGCGTCTATATTCAGATTGTTTACAATCAACTGCCCTAAAGCCGTTGATACCACCGCCCCCTGCTTAAGGATTCTGTTTACGGGCTTAGACTTTGCAATACCTGATGTAAATCCGTTAATACGTGCGCTGTCAGCCTCCCACGCCTCTAAGCTTTCTACGTTAGGATTACCGCCCTCTGCAAAAGGCAAAAACTCATTAGTAGCCATTATCTCTATCTCGTAATTCTAAAATTAATTGTTACCCCTACAGGCTTGAACTTTGTCAATGTTTGAGAAACTATTTCCTGCTCTGTAGGACTTAACTGCGTGATATTTACGTCTATATCCGCGGTCATATCGCAATTATCGTCTATAGCAAAACTACAATTAGGAAGAATATTTTTAAACCCCTCCTTAAGGCTTTCTGTAGTGCCATCCCATGAGTTAAGGAGTACGTGTAGTCTGAGTAACAATCTGTAGGCGTCGTCATCGGCATTCACTATCCCGTACTCATTGTCATAGGCTCCGAACCAGATGCCCGCGTCCCACCCCTTAGCCTCTGTATCATCAAAACTAAACCACGGCTTTTTTACGGGTACCTGAATCTGTCTGTTACGCCCTATCCACTCCCCGTCTACGGTTAATTGAGCTCCTACTGCGGTATCAAGGTCATAGTATTTTGCCGCGTCTCTTAGAAGAGTATTAAGCTGTACATTGGGCTGTAGGATGTTTGTAAGCGTAGCTATAAATTTAGGTTTATCTCTATGCTCTGCGGGAACGCGGTCTAAATAATCATTAATCGTGTACACGGCTTTCTACCTCTACATCGTCCACATCGCATACCGCAATTTCATTAAAGGCTAAAGAAATATTTGCCGCCTGTAAGTCTTCCCCGTCTCTGCTCATTGTAATTTCAGTAATATCATAAGTATCATCATGAGTATTATTTTCTAAGTTTGCGGGAACAAACATTTTAGAACGGTAAATAGTTGAGCCAAAATCTAGGCTTTGAATGTATGCCGCCACCTGCTCCTTAATCTCATTTTCATAGAGATTAGAAAATCCTGTAAGCGGGTCTAATGCTACTTTAACCTTAATCCGTACCTCTGTAGGACGGTAAAAGTTGATATAGTTAAACCAAAATTCCTCTAGTGTTACCTCTACCTGCGTATCTCCTACAGTTTCAACTCCTAGAGTCTTATAACGCCAGATAGTATTTGCAATTTCCTGAGCGTCTCCGCCCTCTACTACTACGGCTATAGAGTGAGCGGGAATATCCGTTTTAGTCCCTGTATCATTTTCATGTATAGCCGCCCTAGTTACCCCGTCTATAGACTTGATAGCGCCCAAAATCCCCTGCGCAACACTTTGAGACGGCAAAGAAACAGATAACGCCTGTCGCTCCCTCAAAGAGGCGTCGCTTTCCGCGTCTCTGCCCACCGTGGCGGGGTTTTTGTTTGTTACAGAAACCCACCCCTCAGTAGGAGTAGCAATACGGGTAATAGTCCCTGAATCCGCGGTAACCGCCCCCGCTGTCTGGCAAGTAGCTGTTACGGTCAATTCCCCTGCCGCGGGAATTACGCACTTAGCGGGCAAATTCCATACATACTCTGAATCTCTTACTTGCCCGTTTACAATAGTAGTGCCCTCTGTCCCCGTGAGCGTTAAGTCAACTGTAGAGGCTGTAGCCCCCTGCCGCGTAATTCCGTTAATCTTAACATTACGGCTTAAAGCGTCCCCGCGGGCTGTAGAGGGGGAAAAGTTATTAAACACTTTAGCCGCTAACGTAGCTAGGTCATAGTTACATTGTGCAAAATGCGCTAATAATTGCCCGTCTTGGGTATCCGCGTCTAAGTTTACATCCTGCCCGTAAATGCTCCTAAAGGCGTCTTTGTGAAACTCTAGAAAATCCGCGTAATCTGCTACATAAAATCCGCTTTCATTAATGTATGCAAGTTGAGAAAAGGTTTTAGCCATTTACTGTAGCGCTCCCGTATTCCGTCTCAATTTCAATTTCAAAACTCATTTTCCGCGTATCGGGATTGAAAGAGGTCTGAAAGTTTGTAATAGCCGTAACTCCTTCCGTCTCTCTTACGCGCTTATAAAGCGCGCTTACCGCGGAAGCCTCCTTATTCTTTCCTAGAATTTCCTGCATATAGGGCGTCCCCTCTTCCGTGTCTAGGTACCATTCCCCCCGCCATAGACGTAAGCGGGTCAAAACGGATTGAGCCACCGCCTCGGGCGTATTCTGAAAGTAGTCTTTAGCGGAATGCCCGAAGGTCATGTCCCCCGCCCCGTCTAATTTCCTATAGCGCATTTCTTTAGCTCCTTAACTAATGCTGTCATCTGGGTCTGGGATTACGGGCTCATCGGGGTCTTTCGGGTCTGGCTCGTCAGGGTCTGTAGGGTCTGTGGGGTCTGTAGTCCCTGAATCTGTTACCGTCTGCATGGGTATCCCAGTCATGGAAGAGCCCTTAGTTACGCCCGTATGTTTGTGAGACTTCAAAGAAACACTTCCGCCTGTTACGTCCCCTGTAGCCGTTACGCTTCCTGTAACCGTAGCACCAGAGCCGCCAGAAACGCTTAATCCGCCCTGAATAACCGTAGCCCCTGAAATAGTTACGTTCCCGTTAATCTGATTTACGGGGCAATTTACAATAGCTTTAGAGGCGTTTACCGTAGCCGTGCCTGAAATATTTATGTTGATATTGGAGCCCTGTAAGCTTATGTAGTCTGAGCGACTTTCCGTGCGTAACTCTATAGCGTCTGCCTGTACGCTAGGCAATTTCCGCGGCTGAGAGGTAACACCGAAGAGCGCTATACAGTCTGAGAGGTCATGGCGTCTTTCATCCTGCGGGCTTTGTACGCCCCCGCTTTGCCACCAAAAGTCTATGCAAGAATCAGAAAACACCGCTAGGCATTCATCCCCCACATTGATAGGAAACGTTAGCGCAAAACCCCCGCCCCGCGGATAGACAATAGGACATTCCGTAATAACGGGGTAGTCTGTTACGGATATAGCCCCGTCTTTGCCTCTTACCCGTGCCTGAACGGTCGGCTTTAAAGATACTACCTGCCGTTCAAGGTCAACTGCGGTAACCTTAGCGGGTATTGAAACGTGAATATTGGCAGACGTTTCATCTATGATTGACTGCCTAGCGTCAAACTCAGAATTTACTCTTTCAGCCTGTAGCATAAGGATTAATTCTTCCCCGTTTTGTTTGTACTTTTATCAAGGGCGGTGGCTTTTATCTTTGTTTTCCACTCATTGCCGTGAGTGTCCCCTGAATGGGTTACAGAAACAATTTTATAAAAACCGTTTACAAAGTCCGATTTAATCTCTACTGGGTCATAAATCCGCAATAAGGGATTAAGACAGCATTCCGCCTCTATCCCGTCTTTGTCTGTAGTAGGGCTTCCTATAAGCCCGCTTGAAACGGAAAGAGAAAAGGCTTCCCGCCCCGATAGGGGGGCGTTTCTTTTACAGAATACCGCCCGCCCGTCTTGGATGCTCCATTGACAGTCTGTAGTTTTAGAAACGCTACGGGCGTAATTGCGGGCGGCTCCAAATAACACGCGCCCGCGGGGGTATTTTGTTCCCCCGCTTAATACCGCGGTATCTTGAGAGGTTAAGCCGTTTTCTTTCATGGGGGTGAGCGCTCGCTCAACTATCTGAGCTGAATCATACCCCGCCCCTACTGTCTCGCTCACTATCGCATATGAGTATGCCGCGTCCCCGTCCCCCGCCTCTATGCTTAGAATTGTTTCCGCCCCGCTCCTAGTCTGCTTTGTACTGATTAAGTTACCGTCAAAAATAGCGGAATAGTTTTCAGAATAGCCCGCCTGTAACACAATACGGGTTAGCTCCCCGTTAATGAGCCTAGAGGCGGTTGACTGAGCTAGATTGTAAATATCTATCTTTGCCGTATTGGGGCTTTCTGCCGCGGTCTTTTCAACGGTAAAAACCACACGGAAGCCTGATAGGTCTAAGCCCTGATTGTTACTGTCTGCAACAAGTAAGCCGAGTTTGCGTCCGAAGTTTTTCATTTAGTCTATTACCGCCACTAGGTGGGCGTCTGTACCTAGATTTTCCTCTGTAGGGTCTGCCTCTGCGTCCCCGTCTGTAACCGCGTAAAGCTTAAACCCTAGTTCAAGGTAATCATACTGTTCAAGCAAATTAACGCCCGCGACTAATGCAAGATTAAGGATAATCCAGTCATCGCTTCCTGTACCTATATCAAGCGTCCACGCTCCTAGAGGTTCATTCCAATGAGTCCTAAACGTGTAAAGCGTTCCCGCTATTTCAAGGTTAAACTCTTCCGCATAAGCGTTAAGAGGGATTTCATACGTGTTACTCATTTACGCGCCTATTACCCTGTAATACCTTTAATTGTGTCAACGGCTGACTGAGCGGCTTTATCAAGCTTAGAAACACGGATTTCTTTTACTTGTTTTGTCCCGCTCTGAGCCGTGCTCCCTGTCACGTTAGCCTGTTTTTGCCGCGCCCGCGGGGGAAGAGTAGCTGTAGCCGTCTCTGTTACGGTTATTTCCTGCATGGTTAGAGTACACCGTAGCACCCGCCCCGTGTGATTATCCGTTGTAGCTGATAGCCCCGTTAAGACTAAGTTTTCATAGCTCCTAAGCCCTGTAACCGCCTCAAAAGGAGTACCTGATGTAAGTAAATCATGTAGGCGGGTATAGGTATCCTGCGGGGCGCTCTTTTCATTAAAGAGTAAATCCCATGTTAAAACGTCTGGATTCTTAATTATGTGATCGGTGCCCTGAGTGCCATTTTCAATAGGGTATTGGGTGGGGGTAACACTAGCGGAATGCGTTTCAGAAACTGAACAAAAATCAGAAAAGTCGCTGAATGTGCGGGAGGGGTTAACCTGTAGCACATTACCTATTAACGTGCCTATTAACCCCGTTGCTTGGGTCTGTAATACGCTCATACTAATATCCTACCCCCGCCATGCCGTAAGCCTGTCGCCCCGTCACATTGTTTGCAATGTTTGCCGCGTCTTCCGCCCTAGGAACATTAAATACCATGTTTACAGTACTCGTGCTGTTAGTAGTACGCTGATTGTTTGAGACTGTAGACGGGGCAATGTTTTTATCGGGGGTTACATCCTGCCCTTTCTTTCCAAAACCAAAAAAGCCCGTGACAGAATCCCACGCCCCTGAAACTTTATTTTTTACCGCGTCTTTCATCTGAGCGCCTAAATTTTTGATGCGGGCTAAAATATCATTAAACCACGCCACAAAAGACTTAAGCATTTCAGAAAGAGAATCCGTAAACCCTGTCTTTACGTTTTCCCACGCGGCTAAGAAGTCTGCTTTAAGCCCGTCTAACTTTTCATTTATCCCCGCCTTTACGTTATCCCAAGAGGCAAGAATTTCCGCCTTAAGCCGTTCAATCTTTTCAGAATATTCCGCCTTAAGTTTGTCCCATGACTCATTAAAGCCCGTCCAATCCCCCGTAAAGACGCCTTTAACGTAACCGACATACAGATTAATTTCATTTTCAAAGCGCTTAAAGGTAGCTTTAGCCGTGCTGACTAAGCCCTCTATGCCCGCGGAAACGGTGTTAAGGGTATCAATAAAGGGCGTCCAGTTAAAGAAGGATTTACCGCCCTCCTTGAACGTCTCAAAGTCATCCATTAAAAGCCCTATAGCCGTGCCGACGGCTCCTATAAGCATGATGATTTTGCCTAAAGGAGACGCTTTAAAAATAGCGTTAAGTATTTTCCATGCAACGGCTACCGCGGCAATAATGAGCGGCAATTTACCCATGCGGGTCATAAGGGCGCCCACCGTTTTCATAAAGCCTTGAATCAAGTAAGAGGCTAATTTGAACGCGCTTGAAAGCGGCTCAATGAACTTACGGATTAATTCAAGATTAGAGTTAATCCACTTTCCTACCTGATTAATAGCCTCTGTCACGGGCGGCATAATGCGGATAAGGAAAGCGGTGGCAATATCCCCGAAAGATTTCCGCATACCGCGTAAAGCATCATTAAATGCCGTTCCCTCTTTTGCCGCCTCGTCTACATTAATCCCTAAAGCTTTATTCCGTTTATCATATTCCGCGGCTATTTCCGCGGTATCCGTAGTTAACATCTTAACTAGGGATTTATCCATGCCCAGACGTTGGATATAGGCGGTCTGCTCTGCACGGCTTAAGCCCTGAATCTTGCCCCGTACCTCGGCTATTACTTGAGAGAGAGACTTAACGCTTCCGTCTGCATTTTTAGCGGAAAGCCCGAAGTTTTCAAAGACTTTAGCCCCCCTGCCTACTCCTTTTGCCGCCTCTCCTATAACCGTGCTCAAAGACTCAAAAGAAGACTGGGCGGCTTCCGCACTACTACCCGTAAATTCCGCAATGTAGGAGAGTCTGTTTAACTCATTAGCCGCGAGCGTCCCTACACGGTCTGCAATATCCCCTAACGCATTAAATTTATCCGCGGTCTTTTGTAGAGCAACGGAAATAGCGCCCGCGGCTATGAGCCCGCCCGCAATTTTAACCATGCCGCGGATTTTGTCTGCGGTATTGTCTACGGCTTTTTCCGCGTCTGAAAAGCTTTTACGGTCAATGAGCGCCCCGATTTTTACACAAAACTCTTCTAAGATATTAGCCGCCATAGTTATTTTTCCTGAGCGGGCGGATTAAGGGCTAACATAACCCGCCTTTCATTTTCATCATTAAGCGTAATGGCAATATTGAGCAATTCAATATCGCCTAGGTCTGCCTCCCCGTTCAATAAACTCTCATACTGTAGAAAGCCCCGTAAGACGGGGCGCATAAGGTTATTGAACGGGATTTCTTCGAATCTAACCCCCTTTAACCGCTCATCGCTTTGTTTGAAATTCGCGCAAACAAATTCAGAGCGGACGTAAAAAGATTAGAGAAATTAAAGCGGAAAACCTCTACGGCTACCTCCCAACAATAGGCAATGTCGTCCAGTTCACTAGACATTACCGCGGCTTTGCCGTCTACGGTGCCCACTAGGGGCATTTCCATCCCTGCCGCCTTAATTTTCACGCAATTCTGAGAAAGAAGAATCTCAAAGAGGAATTTCTGAATTGCCTCGGGTGAAAGATTTTTTTGAAGCATAGCGGGGAATTTTGCGATAATTTCCTCATTACTTGCCCCCTTTTGAAAGCATTCCCCTAAAGTGGCGGCTACGGGCAGAATATACTTGTTAAAGATAGTTTGCTGTTCAATAGCCCCTAACTTATAGAGCACAAGATTAATCCCGTTTACGGTTATCTCTTTTGTTTTCATCCTGATTTACCTTAAGCCGCCTGTCGCGTGATAGAGCCGCAAGAAAGAGTTACGGTTACTACATTGTTACCCGCCTTATTAATCTGTTCCCCGCTGATAGACTGAATAGCCACATCGGAGCCTACCCAATTGCGGTTTAAGTCTCTATCCGTGATAGTGATAGAATCCTGCCCCTTAGAGCCGCTAGCCCGCTGAGTATTTTGCAAAGTAATAAAGAAGGCGTAAGCGTCTGAATACGGCATCAATTCAACTGTAATAGTACCATTAGAGCTCATATATTCAGTCCACATAGACGTGCCGTCGCCCCCTACTACACGTTCCCCAAAGTCCTCGGCAAACTCAATAGTTACCCCGTTTTCAGAAATACCGTTTTTCAGGTCAAAAGAAACGCCCCCGTAAACCGCATAGGAGGCAGAGCAATGAGCCAAAGAAAAAGCCTTTTTAGACATATATATTTACCCCTCTAGATTAGCGGTTAACGTTGATTGTAATATCCACATCGTGAATAGCGCCCGCTAGTTTCACGGCTACCTGAATAGCGGGGGCGTGGCGTGCTTCCCTTTCACTCTGTAACTGTTCATTTACATCCTCTGCGTAAATGTAGTATCCAGAATCAAGATAATCCCCCTCATTGAGGCTTCCGAAGCCGTCACTATTCCAAGTGCCCGCGGCTACTAAGCCGTTATTTACGGCTACGTTAAGGGTGTTTGCAATACGGGAAACAATCATATTAACCCCGTCATTAGTCTGAGGGATTTTAGTCTTAGATTGATAAAGGAGGTTATAAACTTCAGTCTGTACGGCATTTTGGAGCCAGTCAGTACCATGCCTTTCATCCGCCCACATTCCTGAACACATTACGCCCTGTTCAATAATGTAGGTATCGTTTTCATACATTGCGTAAACGTTAACGTTACGCGCCTCCAGATTAGTAACCTCTGTAGTGGTGAGGGCGGAAGGCTGAATACTAGGAGCCTGTTTAAATTTGAGAGTGAGTGTAGTGCGGGAGCCGTAAAAGTTTACGCTGAACATACGCCCCAAGGCGGAAACGGCAAAATACTTATTCAGCGCATAAGCGGTATCTGCTACATTGTAATCCGCATAGAAGACAATAGTACGGGTATAGCCCCCCCGCTTAAGCTTAGAGGGAAGGTCGTCTGTCTTTTCAGAATAGACGGTATCCGCGATGCCCGTTTTATCCGTGAGCGTGATAGCAAAGATATGAGAGTCTGTAGACGCCTCAATTAACTGAGCTACGCTAAGAAGTTCACCCTCTGTCGGAGCGGTGGAAAGAGCCAAGGAAAAGCCGTAAAAATTCCGCCCGTAATCTGCAAGAAGGGCGGCTACGGTGTCTTTCAATTCAGAATTTTTATCCTTGATAGCAATAAGGAGGGTCTTGGGCTTAGGAGACTGTCCGAAATAAGCCGTAGCCGCGAGAGATTCGGGGGCGTCTGCTCCAAAATCCGCAATAACTTCATCGGAGCCGTTGTATGTTCTATATGCTTCGTCAGCGCCTAACACGTCAGCGGTATCCCCTAAAATAAGGAGCGTACCAAAACCGCGGATAGAGGCGGCTACGGGTGAAAACACCATAGAAACGTTTACTACCCTGTTCAAGTTCAAAGTAGACATTTATTTAATTTCCTATTGATTAAAAATAAATTTAGGATTAGCCGCGGTAATTTTCCGTACCGCCCAGTCCCTGCCGTATTTGTAATTAAAGTTAATCTGTACATCAGCGCGTAAGCGTAAGCGGCTTCCTACAGATTCAGTAAAAAGAGCCTGTAAGGAGGCGCCCGCCCACCCTAAGCCGAGGGCGGTAAGCTTTACCGTATTCTGCTCAAAGTCCCCCGCGTCTATGAGTAACAGCGCTTTTTCACGGGCGTTATTACCGTAAATTGAGACGGTGCATAAAACGGTGCCGTAAACGTCTGAGCTAGTGGCGTCTTCCGTCTGCCTGTAGTTCAAGCCCGTGCGGGAATACTGATTAAACTGAAAGTAAACCGCAGTACACGCGTCTGGGGTCTTAACCCTGTCAGCCTTATAAACGGGGCATACATTAGCGGGGGGAATATCAAGCGCCTCTGCTAGCCACGCCTGAAAGTTATCATCAAAGCCCGCGGAAAGTACCCCCGTTGCTGTAGATTCAAGGAAGCCGCTTTTAGTACTGTCTGTCGTCATAGTTTGATACCCGCGTAATTAAGCTCTGGCAGTAGCCGCCTGTAGATAGGTAGTCAGATACCTGTACTACATCGTATGTACGCCCGTTAAAAAAGATTGTGTCCGCCAGTCTATCCTCATAACCTACAGTAAGCCGCTCGCGGGTGTAAATAGAGAGAGTTTCCGTAAGCCGCCCCGCTGATAAATCCTGTAGAGCGGATAACTCATCGGGCGTGGCGGGCTGAATAACCGCGAGAATCTCCTTATCCGTGAAAGAGTGAGACTCCCTGCCGTCAGCCGTGCGTTTAATGCGCGTCTTTCTGAGCGTACAGATTACGGAAAAGTGTTTGTCTCCAATAAGGCTAGAGAGGTTAATCATCGTCAAAATTATCTATTTTGTAGTGAATAGAGTTCAATAATTGCCCCGTGCGTATGAGCGCTTTAGAGCCGTCAAAGCCCTCTTCTTTGCGCTGTTTCAGCGTAGTGGCGGAAAGAGGCACAAAATTCACCTGATTAGTAATATTGTCTTTTGCGGTGTTTCTAACGGTGGTTCCTATTTCCCCTAGGGCTATGCGGATACCGTGTTTTCTGCCTAGGAGTTCATCCTCTACCCCGTCTGCTAGGCGCTTAGTTATATATTCCTCATTAGACAGCATGGCGGGGCGCAAAAACGGGCGGGCGGGAATGTGGTTCTCGGGCGAGCCGTTTTCATTGATATAGCCTATATAGGAATTTGTCATTAACTCATTTTTGCGGGCGGTTTTGTTTTCAAGGATACCCACCTTAACCTTTTGCCGTCTGATGGTGTCGAGGCGCTTTATAAGTTCATTAAGCCCCTTTTGATTCTTATTAATGAACTCTATGGACATTGCGCCCTGCCTACGGTTACAAAAGGCATACGCCTGTATTGCCGCAATAAGCCCCACAATAAGCGCCCGTAAGAAGAGGCGTTAAAGTACCCCGCGTCTGTCTCAGATACAGATGAAACATCAAAAGAGACGGATGCGGAGCCTACGGATTTTGAGGCTATAGCGCCTGTAGCTACATCCGCGGGGGAAGCCGTGCCACTTTCAGCCGTCTGCCCGTTTTTGAGCACGGTGCATAAGTGGGCGGCATAAAGCCCGCGGGCATATTCCGTCTGTTTCCCGAAGCGCTCCTCAGAAATGGCGTTTTGAGCCGCGTCTAAGAAGAAATTCACCCGTGTGGGTGGGTAATTTTCAAATTCAGGAAATATTTCCAGAAATTCGCTTATTGTCATAGAGAGGGGTGCTCCGAGAAAAGAGAGGGGCGTTAAACGCTAATTACAGTCCGTCAACGTAGAAGAGCGTTTCAGGGCGTCTAAGCTGTAATTCAGACAGACGCCACATATAAGCCGCGCAATAGTTCAAGCCGCGGTCATAAGTCTTTTCGCGCCAGAGGGAGCGGATGTGGTAGTTAACATAACGCTTATCGGGCGTGTAGAAGAGTACGCGGTCTTTCTTGCCCGTGCCGATACCTGCAAGCTCCTTAACCTCCAAAACTTTCATAGAGCCGTTTTGGACGCGTCCGAGGCTATTCTGCTCAATATAATCAATCATAGAATAGCGCTTGTCGTAAGGGGCTTTCATGCTGAAAAGCTTAATGTAAACATCAGGGCTTACAAGCATACGGGAAGGAGTGAGCACGTTAGCGGCATTCTTACGGGCGGCTTGAAACTGTTTATCAATTTCAGCGACAACCGCGTCCCAGTCTGCACTTTCATCAGAGAGTACGCCAGAGCCCTTAACCGTTTCTACACGGTCTACGGAATTGAGTAAGCCCCCGATGCCTTTTGCGGAGTCTCCGAGGTAGCCGACTTCTTGGGCTTCCTGTTGGAAAATATCATTAATGACTTCTACCTGTTCTGTATCAAAAGCAATATTACCCGCTTCCGCATACTGTTCAAGTTCCATGGAGCTCCACTTAGCTTCGCGCCCCGCGGTGTAAACAGAAACAGCGTTAGCGCTCATTGCAACGTCCACACCCTTAAGGTCGTCTGCGTGTTCACCGACCCAAGAACGACCTGCGGCTTCAGAAGTGCCCTGTCCGATGCCTACAATGTTTGTAAGAGCAAGAGCCCGCACGGTCTTAGAGAGGTCATCCGTAAACGGAATATCACGCGTCCAAGTAAAGTCTTGCAACGGGCGGATAA